ACAAACAACTCGCTTTTTAAAGGAGAAGTAAAATGATTACCACAAATAGCTTAGATACCTTTTGGAAAGAATACGCCCCCCATGCTGTAGGTCTGGATGATGTGTTCCACAGATTAGATGCTCTATCTGGACACAATATTAATTACCCACCCTACAATTTAATCAAACATGACTCAAGTAATTTCACAATTGAAGTTGCGCTGGCAGGATTTAAGAGAGATGAGGTCGAAGTCTCTACTGAACAAAACATTCTCAGAGTTGCCTCTAACAATGAGGACAAAAATACTACAAGAAATTATCTCCATAAAGGAGTGTCGAAAAGAAGTTTTACAAGATCATGGCAGTTATCTGAAGACGTAAGAGTTAGAGATGTACGTTTTGAAGATGGATTACTGACCATTGATCTAGAGAGAATTATTCCAGATCACCAAAAACGAACAGTATATGATATACTAGGAGCGTCCGATAAACAACTCCTAACCGAAAGTTGATAAATAGAACAACAACAGAATAAAGGAGAAGGGCTTGACCCCTCCTTTTTTTGTGTATATAATGGAGAAACCTATGCAATTTTACTACAATTTAAATCCACCTGGATATGAAGGGGAATCTGATCTGGTCACCATTGAAGCACCAGTAGAAGTGATGGATGTATTGTTTACCTATGCACAGCAAATTACTGATGTAAAAAACTTACACCAGCATAAAGCAGTTAAAGAAATTATTAAAGAATCTGTAAACATTATTTTGGCAAAAAATTATGAGCGTAAAAATCGCAAGACTAAGAAGCGGTGAAGATATCATTTCTGATATCAAGGAAATTCATGACGAAGATAATAACCTCGTTGCTATCCGATTAGAAGTCCCATACATGATTGGATTAGAAGAAAGCATTGAAAATATGTTTTCTGAAGATGGAACACAGAAAGTTTCTTCTCCTAGAGTTAGATTCTTTCCTTGGACACCTTTAGCAAAGAGTCAACTTATTTTTGTTGATCCGAATGAAATTATTTGTGTCTACGAACCAGTAGAACAAATCATGTTAAAATACGAGACTATTAAGGAGGCAGTGCAACATGGAGGAGGAAATGAATCCTCAACAGGAGATACTACAACAACAGTTGAAGCTAGTCCTATTGAATCATCGGGACCTGTATCTGATTGGGAAGGTGACTGAACTTGACGAAGAACCAGCAATCTTAGTTGAAAAATGTTATGAAATTGTAGAGTGTGCTGAGTATGGTTCTGATCCTGAAGATCTAGAACGTCGTGCATATTCTTTAGAGGGAACTCATTTCAAAACATCTGCTAGACAAGTTGATGAAAGTGCTCAAGATAAAAATTGGTATGTTTATGAATACGTTATTCTCAGAGCATATCCTAAGTTTGCTGCCCAGCGAGATCTCTTCTTGACAAGCGACTCAATCTTTACTATACTGGATCCTGAACCAGGTGTTCTGGACCTTTATCAAAAAGTGACTGGATGAAATTTTACACAAACATTCAACAGATGGGTGATGATATTCTCTATCGTGGATTCGATCATGGCGAACGAGTTCAATTTAGGGAAGCATTTTCACCTACTCTGTTTGTTCCTAGTCCTACAGCATCAAAGTATAAAACTCTGGATGGACATGATGTAAAACCAATGAAGTTTTCTGGAGCTCGTGAGGCACGAGAGTTCATGAAGACATATGAAACTGTTCAGAACTTTGATGTTTCTGGATACGAACGTTTTGTATACCAATACATCTCTGATCAGCATCCTGATGAAGTTGATTACGACTTTAAAAAACTTGATATCTATACGATTGACATTGAGGTAGCATCTGAAAATGGATTCCCTGATGTGCAAAATACTGCAGAAAAGATTCTTTGTATTACAATCAAAAATCTCCACACTAAACGTGTAGATGTTTGGGCAACACGAGAGTTTGATGTTCCTGAGGGTGTTAATGTCCACTTGTCGTGGGAAGAATCTACAATGCTCAAAGATTTTGTGTCATATTGGGTAGAAAATACTCCCGATATTGTCACTGGTTGGAACTGCTATCTGTATGATATTCCTTATATCTGCCGCAGGATGGATCGTATCATGGGAGAGAAGTGGGTCAAATCACTTTCACCATGGAATAAAGTGAATGAACGTGAGATCACAATCATGGGCAGGTCTCATATTGCTTATGATATTTTGGGAGTTTCTTGCTTAGATTATCTTGACTTGTACAAGAAGTTTACTTATACAAACCAAGAGTCTTATCGTCTAGATCATATTGCTTTTGTTGAACTCGGTCAACGTAAGTTGGATCACTCTGAGTTTGATACCTTTCGTGATTTCTATACCAATGGTTGGCAGAAGTTTGTAGAATACAACATCTTTGACGTAGAACTTGTTGACCGTCTGGAAGACAAGATGAAACTCATTGAACTTGCTATCACCATGGCATATGATGCTAAGGTAAACTTTGAGGATGTATATTCCCAAGTTCGCATGTGGGATACCCTTATCTTCAATTTTCTAAAGAAAGATAATATTGTTGTTCCTCCTAAAAAAGGAAGTAAGAAAAACGATAAGTATGCAGGTGCTTTCGTAAAAGAACCCATCCCAGGTTTGTATAATTGGGTTGTCAGTTTTGACTTGAACTCACTGTATCCTCACCTGATTATGCAATACAACATTGGACCTGAGACTCTCTTGCCTACAAGGCATCCGTTCGCAACGGTGGATCGTCTCCTCGAAAAGGAAGTAGATCTGAGCACTCTGGATGGAGAGACTGTTTGTGCCAATGGGGCAATGTATACAACACACTATCAGGGATTTCTTTCTAAGATGATGCAACGCATCTATGATGATCGTACCATCTACAAAAAGAAGATGATTGCAGCAAAGAAGGAGTACGAAAAGAATCCTACTCAAAAACTAGAGAAGGATATTGCCAAGTTCAACAACATCCAGATGGCACGAAAGATTCAACTCAACTCTGCTTATGGTGCTATCGGAAACCAATACTTTAGGTATTACAATCTTCAAAATGCTGAAGCAATTACCTTGTCTGGTCAGCTGTCTATCCGTTGGATTGAGAAAAAGATGAATGCCTATCTCAATAAAATTCTAAAAACTGACGGAGAAGATTATGTTATTGCTGCTGACACTGATTCTATTTACCTCAATCTGGGTCCTTTTGTTGACAAGGTATTCGGAGGACGAGAGAATTCTAATGATCGCATTGTTGCGTTCCTTGACAAGGTGTGTCAAGTGGAATTTGAAAAATTTATTGAAGGTTCTTACAAAGAACTGGCAGAGTACGTGAATGCGTTTGATCAAAAGATGTTCATGAAACGTGAAACAATTGCTGACAAAGGTATCTGGACTGCCAAGAAAAGATATATCCTAAATGCTTGGGATATTGAAGGTGTTCGATTCACTGAACCCAAACTGAAGATCATGGGCATTGAAGCAGTCAAGTCTTCTACTCCTGCACCCTGTCGTCAAAAGATTAAAGATGCTCTTAAAGTCATCATGACAAAAACTAATGATGACTTGATTCAATTCATCGAACAGTTTCGTGAAGAATTCAAGCAAATGCGTCCTGATGAGATAGCATTTCCACGGAGTGTAAACAATCTAGGTAAATTTAGTAGTCATGCAACAATCTATGGAAAAGGTACACCAATTCATGTCCGAGGTTCACTACTGTATAATTACTATATTCGAAAGCATAAACTTATTAATCGATACCCTCTTATTCAGGAAGGTGAAAAGATCAAGTTTATCTTCCTCAGAACCCCAAACAAAGTGAATGAGAATGTAATCGCTTTCATTCAAGAGTTTCCTAAAGAACTAGGGCTTGACAAATCAATAGACCATGATTTACAATTCGAGAAAAGTTTTCTAGAACCTCTCAAGACAATTCTAGATACCATCGGTTGGAAAACCGAAAAGATTAACACATTGGAGTTTTTATTCGCATGAATTTCTTACAGGATGTAGTAAAGGAGATTGGTAATGAGTATGCTGGACTTGTATCTGACGGTGTTGCTGCGGGCGACTGTGACACTTTTGTCGATACAGGTAGTTATATTTTCAATGCTCTTGTTTCGGGATCAATCTTTGGTGGTATCCCGTCGAACAAGATTACTGCTATTGCGGGTGAATCGAGTACTGGAAAAACCTACTTTTGTCTTTCTGTTGTTAAGCATTTTCTTAATAGTAATCCGAACGCTGGTGTGGTTTACTTCGAATCCGAATCCGCTATCACCAAGTCAATGATTGTAGAACGGGGTATTGATTCCAAGCGAATGATTATTGTACCTGTTGTTACGGTTCAGGAATTTCGTACTCAGGCACTGAGGATTGTAGATAAATACCTAGACCAGAGCGAAAAAAATAGACAACCGATTATGTTTGTGCTAGACTCCCTAGGGAATCTTTCAACAACAAAAGAAATTGAGGACTCATCAGAAGGCAAAGAAACCAGAGACATGACAAGAGCTCAGGTTACTAAATCTGTTTTTCGAGTTCTTACATTGAAACTTGGTAAGGCAAACATTCCTATGCTGGTAACAAACCATACGTATGACGTGGTAGGTGCTTATGTTCCAACTAAAGAAATGGGTGGTGGTAGTGGTCTTAAGTATGCCGCTTCTACTATTATCTACCTCTCCAAGTCTAAGGAGAAAGACGGTAAAGAAGTCGTCGGGAATATTATCAAGTGCAAAACACAGAAGTCTCGCTTTACTAAGGAGAACTCCACTGCTGAAACACGTCTTTACTACGACACAGGACTCGACCCTTACTACGGATTGCTTGAACTTGGAGAGAAATACGGAGTCTTTGAGAGAATTGGTAATCGCATTAAGATCGATGGAGCGACCATCTATCCGAAAACGATTCTCGCAGATCCGCAAAAGTATTTCACTCCAGAAATTATGCAAGCCCTGGATGAGTCAGCAAGAAAAGAATATCTATACGGACAAGGTAATGTAGTATCTCTTGAGGAGGATTATGGAAGCGAAGAAACTGACTGATTTAATTAAGATATATGATGATTCTCTATCAGAAGATCTCTGTAAAAAAGTTATAAATTTTTATGAGAGTCATGAAGAACATCATGAGGTGGTTGATAGAGATCATCGACCTAAATTCACACAATTTAACTTGACTCAATTTGTCAATAGTGGAGAACGGACAGCAAAAGATCTTCAACTTCATGATACTATTACTAGAACCTTATTGACTACTATTAATTTGTATCAAATGGATCTATTGACAGTAGATGAACTCCCTGCTCAGTATGCATTAGAAGAGTTAAGGATTAAAAAATACGATAATAATGGTGAAGATCAATTCGATACACATGTAGATGTTGGAAATTACAATTCTGCTAGAAGATTTATAGCATGTTTTGTTTATCTTACTGACAATGAATCTGAGGGTCAAACTACATTTCCAGATTTAGGAGTCTCTGTAGAACCTAAGGTTGGAAGAATTCTTGTTTTCCCACCTCTTTGGATGTATCCTCACGCTGGAATGCCAGTAAAAGACAAACCAAAATACATTATTGGAACTTATTGCCACTACTTATGATGGATAAACTTGAAATTATTGTTCTAAAAAATCTTGTATACAATGAAAAATTCTGCCGAAAGGTCCTCCCATTTATCAAGAATGAATATTTTGAGACACACGAAGAACGTGTAGTTTTTGATGAGATCAATAATTATGTCCAACAATATCAGACTCAACCACCACTCAATGCTATTGCTATTGAATGTGAACGTAGAACAGATTTAAGTTCTGATGGATTTAAAACCATCGTAGAACTTCTGCAGACGTTTACTGAAGATAAGATTGATTTTGATTGGTTAGTTAATACGACAGAAAAATGGTGTAAGGACAGGGCAGTTTATCTTTCCCTTCTAGAGTCTATTAAGATTGCAGATGGTAAAGATAAAACTAAAAGTCGTGATGCAATCCCTAGTATTCTTTCGGAAGCACTAGGAGTTTGTTTTGATGAGCATGTAGGACATGACTACATCGAGGATTTTGAAAGTCGTTATGACTTTTACCATCGTAAGGAAGAAAAGATTCCATTTGATCTAGACTTCTTTAATAAAATTACCAAGGGTGGTTTACCTTGCAAGACTCTGAACATTGCCTTGGCAGGAACAGGTGTAGGTAAATCTCTCTTCATGTGTCATGTTGCTGCGTCGTCTCTCCTTCTTGGAAAGAATGTTCTCTACATCACTCTTGAAATGGCAGAGGAAAGAATTGCAGAACGGATTGATGCCAACCTAATGAATATCAATATTCAACAACTGCAAGATCTACCCAAACAAATGTATGAAACAAAAATTATTAAACTTGCTCAAAAGACTGTGGGAAAACTCATCATTAAAGAGTACCCAACCGCATCTGCACATGCGGGGCACTTTAAATCTCTTCTTAACGAGCTTGCTCTGAAGAAAGGATTTAAACCAGACATCATCTTTATTGACTATCTAAATATCTGCAGCAGTTCTAGGTACAAGGGGACAATTGTCAACTCTTACACGTTTGTTAAAGCAATTGCCGAAGAACTACGAGGACTGGCTGTGGAGTTCAACGTACCCATCATGTCTGCTACTCAAACTACTAGGAGTGGTTATGGTAGTACTGATGTTGACCTTACTGATACTTCAGAGTCCTTTGGCTTGCCTGCTACTGCTGATCTCATGTTTGCCCTTATTAGTACTGAGGAACTAGAA